TGATATTGATTCAGTAGCCGAAAAGTTTGCAAAAAAACATGAATTAGATAAGTTAGAATTAATCAAAAAGTGGAACGAAGAAGGTAAAGCGTCAATTAAAAATGGAACATCTGTTCATTCTGTTTTTGAGAATTACATTTTACACGATAAAATAATTTTCAACGGTATAACAGACAAAGAATGGATTGCATCAAAGTTTATAGATGATGTGTTTAAGTCAGAAAAGCTAATTCCTGTTCATGCTGAGTATTTAATTTATGATGAAGAATTAGGGTTAGCAAGTATGATTGATTGCATAGCCAAAAACAATAAGAATGAGTATTTTATTTTAGACTGGAAAACAAATAAAAAAATAGATAAAAATTCTTATGGCAAATATATGCTTCCACCTTATTCTAAATATCCGGATTCATCTTTTTATCATTACAGTTTACAACTTTCTTTATACAGAAAAATGTTAAAGGATTTTGATATTAAAGATTGTTACATTGTTCATATTTCAGATACAGATTATTCATTTATAAAGTACGAACCAATTGACACTCCCTAAATTAATCAAGAAAGCCGAAAAGGTCTTCAATGCTTATATCAGAAAAAGAGATGCAGATTTGCCCTGTATTTCATGTGGTAATGAATTTAAACACGCCGTGCATTACTTCGCAGCCGGGTCACATGCAGCCCTTAGATTTGATGAAATGAACGTTAACGGGCAATGTATCGGATGTAACACTTATAAGCATGGAAACTTGATTTATTACAGAATGGGTTTAATTAACCGTTACGGCGAATTAGCGGTTGAAGAATTGGAACGCAAAGCCATTGAAAACAGGGTTAAAAAGTGGAGCCGTGATGAATTAGAAACAATCATAAAAAAATACAAACATGAGCCAGAATGAAGCAATTTTGAAGCATTTAAAGAAAAGACCTATTACACCTTTACAGGCACTCAACCTTTACGGCTGTTTCAGATTAGCCGCAAGGATTAGTAATTTAAGGTCGCAAGGTTTCCAAATTGAAACTAAAACTGTTAGTAAAAATGGAAAGACTTTTGCGAAGTATTGCTTAAAAAATTAGTATATTTGTTTCGATGTGTAGCAGCATCAATTTTAAACTTTTTGCCCCAATGGGTTACTGGCATCTGCTACTGCCTTTAATCCGGAGGGGTTAACTTTTTTTATGAAACAATTAAATTCAGAAATTAGAAAAAACGGGTTTACTTACAAACAAGTTGCAAAAACAGACAAAGGTTATATTTATTGTCAAATAATGAATAACAAAATTATTGCTTATGAAGTATTTGAGCATAAGGAAAACAAATTATACAATACGGTTTCTTTTCCAGGAAATGAAGCATTTGGATTATGGGCTTGGACCTATAGAACATTAGATGAAGCAAAAAACAAATTACAAACAATATGAGAAGTTACTATTTTACGCACGATTATAACGCTGCAAACGATTCAAAAGTCCTTTTTTTACGCCAACAATTAGGCATGGAAGGGTATGGCATTTTTTGGTTTATTGTCGAACAGTTAGCACAAGCCGGGGGTTTCTTGCCAACAAAAATTATACCTGTACTTGCTATGCAAATGCAAGTAACAGAGGCGAAAGTTAGGTCGGTAATTAATGATTATGAACTGTTTAACTTATTCGAAGAATCGTTTTACTCTAAACGGTTAATCGAACACTTGGATATCAGAAAGCAACTTTCTGAATCAGGGAAAAAGGGCGCACAAAGTAGATGGCTAAAAGAGAAAGATAGCCACCCTATTAGCCTCCCTATTGACAACCCTATTAGCCTCCCTAATGGCAATAAAAGAAAGAAAGAAAAGAAAGAAATAAAGAAATTTACGCCCCCAAACAGGGATGAACTAATTGACCACATGGCAAATAAGTTAGATGAATTTACGGCACAATCACAGGCAGACTTATTTTTAAGCCATTACAATTCAAACGGGTGGAAGGTAGGTAAAAATAGCATGAAAGACTGGAAAGCCGCCGCAAGTGGGTGGATAATGAGAATGAAAAACTACCAAACAGAAGAAAAATCAGAACCAATTAAACACTTATCGTTATGAACTTACAACTCCCAAATAATCAAGATGCCGAAAAAAACCTTATCGGATGTATTTTTATTCAGCCGGAATTAATGCCGTTAGCCGTTCAGGACTTAAAAGCCGAAATGTTTTACAACTCAGTAAATAAAATTGTTTATTCTGCAATGGAGAAACTTTATAATGCAGGAAAGCAGGTTGAATACATAGGAGTTTTCGAGATTGTTTCAAAAGAATTAAATCCATTTTCAATTAACGAGCTCTTGAACTATACCAACGGGATTTCAAGAATCTACGGCTTTGAAAATTACATCGGTATTTTACAGGATAAGCACATTAAACGCCAACTGATAACTAACTGCATAAACACGGCTTCAAAGTCAAGTAAAGACGATCAACCCGCCTTAGATTTACTTTCAGAACACAATACAGGAGTTTCATCAATTACAAACGATTCACAAAAAGAACTGACAATCAGCGAAATGATTGTACAAATTTCTAAGTTAAGAGATGAAACAGGAACAGGAAAGAAAGGTTTTCAATGCGGTTTCCCTACAGTTGATAACATTGTTTCTTTTGTACCTACTGATTTGTTTATTTTGGCAGCACGTCCCGGGCAAGGTAAATCAGCCGTTGCAATAAACTGGATGCTAAACTTCGCAGCCCAAAAGATACCTACGGCGTTTATCAGTTTGGAAATGTCATGGGAGCAACTTATACAAAGGGCTGAATCAGTATTAACTGACATAGACCATACACGCCTAAGCAAAAACCAATTAACTTTTCAAGAACAGGAAAACTTAACCGAAAAGCATCATCACTTATCCAAATTACCGATATACATAAGCGACTTGGCAAGGGCAAACATTGAAAGCATTAGAGCCAAAATAAGCCTTTATGCCAACAAATACGGAGTAAAGATTGTATTCATAGACTATTTGCAACTATTAAAAGGCAAAGGTAAAGATCGGTACGAACAAGTATCTGACGTTTCAATGGCTTTAAAATCAATAGCAAAGGAATTTAATGTTTGTATAATTGCGCTTGCTCAGTTAAGCCGTGAGGTTGAAAAAAGAGATTCTAAAATACCACAACTTTCAGACCTTAAGGAATCCGGACAAATTGAACAGGATGCAGATGTGGTAATGTTTCTCATGCGACCTGCTTATTACCAAATGGAAAGTATTAGTATTGGAGGTATAACACATGACGCATCAGATAAGATCGTTTTCAAACTTGACAAATACAGACACGGAACACCCGGACAAACAAGGTTATTGAAATGGGAAGGCGAAAAAATGAAGTTAAGTGAATTAAATTCAGTTCCTTTTTGATAGTTGACATTAACTTTGTATTTTTACTCGCAATATGCTAATTTGCAGTTTAGAAAGGTTGCAAAATCTGATAGCTCAGGAATACAATGAGCCTGATTTTTTGACCTCTCGAAAGCGAAGCGAAGCAAGGAACATTTATATTTATTTTTCGATTGCTATTTTAAACAAGCCGTTTAAAGAGGTTAGTCAAACAATACCTTTTTACACTTGTTCTAAAACGATTTATCAGTCATTCAGACGGCAATACGAAAAGCGGAAAAGTATAGATACGGTGGTAATGGTTAACAGATTAAAGATTTTGATAAATGGCGGGTAGACCCAGAATATACGAATCAGTTGAAGAACTTGAGCAAAAATGCGAAGAGTATTTTGAACAAACGATAAAACCTGCCGTTACGGGACTTGCTTTGTTTTTAGGGTTTGCGGATAAGACAACCCTTTACGAATACAGAGATAGGCCTGAATTTTCCTACTCAATAAAAAAAGCGTTAACCCGGATTGAACTATACCATGAAGAGGGATTGACCGAAAACAGCGTAACGGGGCGTATTTTTGCCCTTAAGAACATGGGATGGAGTGATAAGGTTCAAAACGAAATAACAATGCCACAGTTAAAGCCTGTTATCATATCAAAGGATGGCAAAGCCGAGTGAAGTAATATGGCGAACACATGATGCCTATCTTGAGGGTTGGCCTATAATCTGCAATGAGGGCGGTAGTCGATCTGGTAAGAGCTATTCTACAATTCAGATAGTTGTTAGCCTTGCAACCAATACCGACAATTTACGGATTTCAATAGTTTC